AAACAACGTTCACCGATTTTTGAGTATCCATGAGAGCGTGTACTTTCATGAGCAAAACCACTTTCATCAACATAAACAATGGCTCTGCCTTCAGATTTGTATTTCTCAATTTTGAGTTTAAATTCTTTGCGCAACACCTCATCTGCCTTGGGATGTTTTAGTGTTTTTTTTTCGACTAACGCCTAATCGTTTCAAGGCATAACGCATTCCTGAAGCACTTACGCAAAAACGTTCTGCCCGTTCGTAAATGAAATCATCTGGATGTTCTTCTACATCTTTTTTCAAGGCTTCCATATCGATTTTTTGTGCAGGTCTATTTCGCTTGAATACAGGATCTGGATTGCTTTTCCAGCGCGAAACACTTTCCTTTCCAACGCCAAAACGTTTTGCAGTTTCTTCATTTGTCAGACCTTCCTTTTCCTTTACCGAAAGCAGTTTTTTTCTGAATTGTGCTGGATATGCTACATTAACCCCCAAATGAAGGCATTATCTCATCGTATTATGGTGCGTTAGCTATATCAATCGTTTAAGCCGTTGACAGTGCAACAGCGCAACCGATTTTTCCAAGAAATGATAAACGAGGCAAAACGACAATATGAGCAGAATTGAACAAGCGGTTATCGACAAAATTAAAACCCGCGCCGATTTTGGCTTAAACAAATACGGCGTTTCAATGATGCGTGATGATTTATCACCTATTGAATGGCTGCAACACGCGCAAGATGAAGCAATGGACTTATGCGTCTATTTACAAAAAATCATGGAAACTATTGATTTTTTACAACCCACACCAGCGAATTATGAATAAATCCATTACTATCCGAATGCAACTCGCAAAATTTAAACGTGAGCGCGACGAGCTAATAAAAAAAATCGCCCACGCCGATACAATGATTGAAATTTTACAACCCGCACTTGATAACGCTATTAAAAATGAATTAGGAAGCGAAAATGGAACAAATTGAAGAAACGCCCACACCTAAAACAATGGGCAATGATGATGCAAAATTATTATCTGAAATTTACGACTTGCTGAATGACAAAGAATTGAACACAAATCTCAAAAAACAGGCGCGATATTCACAATTGCACGACGAAGCTGAAAAACGAAAATTACTTTGAAAGAATTTTGACAAATTAAATTGAACACACTAAAAATCAAGTGTGTTCAATTGAAAAAATACATTATCCTTTGTTGCAGCCTTTTGGAATTAACCATGATGTAACTGGTTTTATATCTTTTGCATATTGCCCAACTGGGATAGATTCACCAGTTAAACGCTCAATATCATTAACAGTCACTAAGTAACTGTCCAATTTTTTACGAGTAGCATCCTTTGAATTAGGTACAACCCAAGCAATCGCCTGTTCACTTTGACCTGTCCCCCTTACAATAACTTTCCAGAACGCATCAGGTGTTTTCACTCCGTGAGATTGCACAAAATAATCATCTACTGGGTTATTGCCCCAGATAACACCACCAATAACTAAAAGTTCATCAATATCGCGGTAGCATTCGATAATTTCTTCTGTTTGCAACCACGCTCCACGATTCATGTTTGCCGCTTGAGGCAAAATGTTGGTCATGTTATTAGTATCTTTAATAGCTTCTGCTGAATAATCCAAGTGGTTTGCAGGTACTAAATGCCCTCTGTCATAACCTTTACCATACGTTTTTGCAGTGAATTGTTGGCATTGTGTAGGCATATTTTTATCTAAAACAAACTTCTCAACACGCGGGAATGAACCTGCATCGTGTTGCGCGTTATATTGAAACTTAACTGCACCTCGTTTCTCACAATCAAGCCAAATCGTGAAGCCTTCATATTTCAATTCAACAAAATCAGAAGGCAGCGTTATACAGGATGTTTGAGCTAGATTTAAAATTTGCCCTTTGGCACATGTCGGTGGAGTGATACATGCCGTTTGAGATGTATTTAAAACTTGTCCGTTAGTACACGTTGGCGGTGGTGGATTGATACACGCTGTTTGAGCTGTATTTAAAATTTTTCCATTGCTACATGTTGGTGGTGGCGGATTGATACACGCCGTTTGGGCTGAATTTAAAATTTGTCCGTTAGTACATGTTGGCGGTGGTGGATTGATGCACGCTGTTTGAGCTGTATTTAAAATTTTTCCATTGCTACATGTTGGTGGTGGCGGATTGATGCACGCTGTTTGAGCTGTATTTAAAATTTGTCCGTTAGTACATGTTGGCGGTGGTGGATTGATGCACGCTGTTTGAGATGTATTTAAAATTTGTCCATTAGTACACGTTGGCGGCGGTGTATAAACTGGCGTTGTAACTGGTGAGTTATGACAATGATAACTGCCTGTTGATTTTTGAGTATGACATCCGCTTGAATCAGTTCTACCGCTATGTGCAAATACTTGAGCCGATAACAATGTTAATGTTACAAAAGTTAAAATTTTCATTCATCACATCTTTAGAATAATTATAAAAAGTGTATTGTTTAGTTTTTATAATCAGAACTCAAATAAATAATTTTTGACATTCTAATCCACGCGGGTTTAACATTGCGCCGCTTTCACGAGAAAGCACTGGCTTAGACACCAGTTTTAAAGAGACGTAACGCCGCACGATAGACAAGGCTTTTTTTGTGCCTACAGTTTTTTGAAGTTTGCCTTTTATGGTAGAATTTCAGTGTTAGGAGTTGTTGAGAATACCCAATATCAACAGCAGTTTTCTTTTTAGCTGTGTCTAACCTCCTAACGCCACTTCGGTGGTATTTTTAGACAAAAATAAAAGGCATTAAAATGAACACATCAATCGTTACACTTCAATACAATAACTTCCCTGTCTTATTTCAAAAAGACGCTTCAATAAATGCAACTGCGATTGCAAAGCAATTTAACAAATCACCAAAAGATTATTTGCGCCTTGATCGCACAAAAGATTACATTGAAGCCGTTAGGAGAAATCGCCTAACGGAAGAAAATCAATTAGTTACAATCAATCAAGGAGGAACACCAGAAGAACAAGGAACTTGGATTCATCGTTTTTTAGCAATCGATTTTGCTCGCTGGTTAAATTCTGATTTTGCGGTTTGGTGTGATATGCAAATTGAATCACTGTTAAAACCCGTCCCAAACGCCTTGCGCGATTTACCGCCAAAAACTTTAACGCCTGCGATGTTGCGTCACATTGAAAAGCGCATTACTCACTTGAACAAAACGCAAGTGGGTAGCACTTATGCCAGCCTTGGCAGAATGATTAAAGAAAAATTCAACGTCAACGAACGCAAAGCGATTCCAATTCATAAATATCGTGAAGTTTGCGTGTTGCTTGGTTGTGAACCCGATGAAAAAGCGTTGCAGGGGGAACTTGTTGAACCTGCAAAATTGGAATATCAACCACCAAAAGGCATGGTGTTGATTGCTGAAAGTGAACTTTCGACATTGCAAGAAAGACGTAAAACCGAATGGAATGGTGACGGTTATGCGTCAATGATTTTGGGTATAAATGACAATTCGCGTTTAGTCATCAATCCTACGGGAGATGTAACAACGATTATGCGATTAACTGAAAATGATTTTGTCGGAACATTTGAAACGATTGTGCGCGAGTTAAAACTTCGTGGTTATCATGTTATCCAAGATTGCCCACAAAACAAACTTGAAACGATTGGTAAAATTGTGACGGCGAAATTTGAAGCGTAACGATTGACGTAAAAAAACCACGCGCCTGTTTTGGGTTGCGTGGTTTTTGTTAAACTTCAAAAAACTAAAACATCAATAGGTTAAAGAATGCCAAAATTAAACATAAATGAATTACTCGATGTTCGTCTTTGCAAAAACGATGTTCGCTCAAATGAACCCCCTACACTAATCTTTATTTTTAAAAATGAAAATGTGAGTGAAAACGGAACTTTCGATGAAGAATTTTTAAACCATTTTTCACAAAAAGAACAGGATGAATTTTTTGAACACTTTGAGCATTTTTGTATCTCTAAAAAGTACGAGAAGTGTTTTTTACCTGCTTATATGTCATTGAATAATTGGTTATCTAAATTGAATCTGAACTAAATATAATTCATTTTCAAAAAAACCACGCGCCTGTTTAGGGTTGCGTGGTTTTTTTTGTGCCTAAAAAATAGGTTCACTTTCGTATGTAAATGAACCACGCATTTCGTCAAGATTACCCCATGACAAATGCCGAAACCCTCTTAGACGAAATTACCGCTGCATACCGCGACGCGCTTGCAGGTAAAACTGTCAAATTCAATAATCGTGAATGGACACGTCACGACTTACCCGTTTTGCGTGCTGAAATGCAACACTGGTCAAACGTCGTTGCCCGTGAAAATGGCGGCGGTCATAAGCCGATGACGGTGATTTTATGAGTGGCTACGGTTTTGCAACGGCACACCAAGGCGCAAGTACAACGGATGCGCGCCTATCAAATTGGATACCCGCAGCAGGTAGCGCGGATTCAGATTTACTGAATGAACTTGTCGCACTAACACCGCGTTCACGCGATTTAGTCCGTAATCACCCTGTTGCCAGTGGCGCATTGCAAACGCTCAAAGACAACATCATCGGGCATCAACTCCGTTTGTCGTCACAACCAAAATACCGCTTACTCGGCAAAGATAGAGAATGGGCGAGCCAATGGGGCAACGCCGTTGAAGACCAATTTTCAACGTGGGCAGATACCACCGAATGCGATGCGTCAAAATCACAAACCTTTCACGGTTTAACTTTGCAAGCCTTAGCAGGGGCAATCGTCAACGGCGATGCGTTTGCGATTGTTCACTGGTTGCCACGCCCCAATTCAAAATGGGCAACACGTCTGCAATTGATTGAAGCCGATAGGGTTTCAACACCACCGCATTTGGCTTACAACAAAAACATTCGTAACGGCGTTGAAATTGATGATTTCGGCGCACCAGTCGCTTACTACGTTCAAAAATCCCACCCAGGCGATAGATTTCGTTTTTTCAATTCAACACAACAAGAGTTTGAACGTATCCCCGCTTTTACCGAATGGGGACGTAGACGGGTTATTCATTTATTCGACAAAGAACGCGCTGAACAATCACGCGGCAAACCCTTATTTACAGCGGTGTTGCGTGAATTCAAAGTCAGTGGTGATTATTTAGGCAGTGAATTGCACGCCGCCGCCGCGAATGCCTTGATTGCAGCGTTTATTGAAAGTGATTTAGACCCTGCCGCTGTGACTAACTTATTAGGTTCTGACACAGATATTTTGTCGGATTATTGGAAGGATGTTGCAGACAAAACGAACGGTAAAAAAATCAAATCAGGCAGTTTCTTAACCTTGCCAATCGGTACAAAAGTCAGTTCTTACAATTCAGGTCGTCCGAATACCGCGTTTAACGGGTTCATGGAATCGTGTATGCGTCACATTAGCGCAGGGCTAAATATGCCTTACGAATTGCTGATGAAAGACTTTTCAAAAACGAATTATTCCAGTGCCAGAGCCGCCTTATTAGAAGCATGGCGTTATTTTCAAGGGCGTAGACGTTGGTTAAAAGACACTTGGCTAGACCCGATTTATAACGTTTGGCTTGAAGAAGGCGTGAATCGTGAATTTATCGACGTACCCGATTTTTACGACAACAACAATTCCTATGCTTATGCAAATGCCCGTTGGGTGTTTGCAGGTCGCGGTTGGGTTGACCAAGTAAAAGAAGCGCAAGCCTCGAAATTAAGAATGGACAGCACGGTTTCAACACTTGAAATCGAAAACGCTGACCAAGGTTTGGACTGGGAAGAAACCTTAGAACAACGCAAACGTGAACGCGACTTAATGGAAGAACTCGGCTTGCTTGAGGATTATGTCAAAGCCGATAGCACGATAGGCGTTGAAGTCGATGACCCAGCCGATTCAAATTTACCTCAACAAACTGGTCACTAATTTTATGTCACACGTCATTGATTTTTTAAACAACGGCACGCCTTGGGCAATCACAGAAAGCGCGTTGCAAACGATTCACTCGATTGCCAACGGTGAAAACAATCTTGAAGCTGTTTTAAAAGAGCGCGGCAAACCGTTAGACAACACGCACAAAGTGATTACTCGTGGCAACGTGGCAGTTATCCCCGTGCAAGGCGCATTGTTCCCACGGGCAAATTTGTTTTCAGAAATCAGCGGTGCGTATTCTGTTGAAATGCTTGCCCGTGATTTACAAGCCGCGCAAGCCGATTCAAATGTGAAAGCGGTCGTATTGCAAATTGATTCACCTGGTGGACATACCACCATGATTAACGAATTCGCCGCACAAATTAAAGCCTTCGATAAGCCGATTGTTAGTTATGTCGTTGGTCAAGCCGCAAGCGCGGCATATTGGATAGCCGCAGCAACCGACAGAATCTACTTAGACAGTACGGCGATCATCGGTTCAATCGGAGTTGTCGCCGCTTTCTCAAAAAAAGAAAGTGGCACGACTGAATTTGTATCAAGCAATGCCCCAGACAAACGCCCTGACTTAGAAAGCGACACAGGTAAAGCCGTTATTCAATCGCTTGTCGATGACATGGAATCAGTATTCATCGAATCTATCATTGCAAATCGCGGTATGTCACGCGAACAAATCACTAATTTACGCGGCGGCGTTCTCGTCGGCGCAAAAGCCGTGTCAGCAGGTTTTGCCGACGAAATTTCAAACTTAGAGGCGGTTATCGCTTCGCTTAATATGGAGTTCAACATGGATTTATCTACATTGAAAGCCGAACACAGCGCGGTGTATAAAGCCGCGTTTGATGAAGGCTTACAGTCACTCAACGCAACAACATTGGTCAGTGATTCAATCACCGCAGAACGTACACGCATTGCATCTATTTTGTCATGCGAAGAATCAAAAGGTCGTGAATTACAAGCGCAAACTTTAGCACTCGAAACCGATTTGAATGCTGAACAAGCTGCCAAAATTTTAGCGTCTGCACCAATTGGTTCAAACAGCAAAACACCGCCAGCAGTTCATGACGGCTTTGTTGCCAATATGAATAAATTGAAAAATCCAAACGTCGGCGTTGGTTCAAATCAAGATACTGGTGAACTGAATACAAAAGATGATAACGCGAAATTGGCGGCATCGATTTTAGGCTTTTTACCCGCTAACAACATTCGTAAATAAGGGGGCGTTATGCCAGCAAGTTATATCTCAACGTCATTTGCACCCAGCAATTTAATTGCAGGTAATTTTGACGAACTCAAAGGTGAATCTATCACCGTCATCAGCGGTCAAAACCTTTTACGCGGCGCAGTGTTAGGCAAAATCACCGCCAGCGGTAAATACAATTTAAGTTTAAATGCGGCGGCGGATGGTTCGCAAATACCTGACTTGATTTTGGCTGAAGATTGCAACGCCAGTGCAGGTGATAAACCCGCCATTGCTTATTCGCGCGGCGATTTTATCGCGCAAGAATTGGTAATTGGCGCAGGTCACACGATTGCAAGCATCAAAGAAGGTTTGCGCGACAAAAACATTATTTTATTCAATCAACAGGCTTAGGTTATGGCAAGTTTATATAGCACAGATGTATTGATGAGCGTAGTGAATTCGCTTGTCGGAAAGCCCCGCTTTTTTTTAGATAAGTATTTCAACGTTGAGCAAACAGAAGAATCGGAAGAAATTCATTTTGATGTTGTGGATAAAACCCGCCGTCTAGCTCCATTTGTATCACCTGTGACGCAAGGCAAAATCGTTAAAGAGCAAGGTTTTACGACTAAAACATTTAAACCTGCTTACATCAAAGTTAAAAACCCGTTTGATGCAAACCGTCCGACACAGCGCGTAGCAGGTGAACGCATTGGCGGCGAATACTCGGCACAAGACAGAATGGGGCAAATTTTAGCGAAAACGTTACTCGACCATATTGAAATGATTGATTTGCGTTTAGAAGTTATGTCTGCCGAAGTATTGCGAACAGGTGCTTTAACGATTACAGGTGAAGATTACCCAACTGTGAATCTTAATTTTGGTCGTGATGCTACGTTAAGCACAACGCTAACGGGTGTAAATAGATGGAGTGACGCAACGTCAAAACCACTGACTAATTTATCGAATTGGTCTTTGCTGATGCTGAAAAAATCAGGCGTGATTGCAACCGATGTCGTAATGGATATTGATTCGTGGTTAGCGTTTGAGAAAAACAGTGAAGTTCAAACGTATTTAGACCGTTTTCGCGGTACGTCAGCAATCGTTGAAGATGCAACGTTTGTCGAAGGCGCAACACGAATGGCAACCATTAAAAACTTTAACATTTATGTGTATGCGGGTTGGTATTTAGACCCAGCGGATAACATTGAAAAACCAATTGTTCCGTCTGGAACAGTGATGATGTTATCCCCTCAAATCATGGGCGTTCGTGCTTTCGGTGCAATTAAAGATGCAAGCGCAGGGTTTAGGGCTATGCCCTATTTCTCAAAAGCATGGGAAGAAGAAGACCCTAGCAGCATTATTTTGCTGACACAATCTGCGCCTTTGATTGTTCCGACGCGCGTCAATGCGTCGTTTGCGGCAACGGTTCTTTAGGTTAAGTCATGATTTGCAACCGCGCGATTGAACTCATAAAGCATTTTGAAAGTTTGCATGATGGTGACCTGACAACTATTGCATTAGAGCCAAAACAATGCCCAGCGAAAATTTGGACAATTGGTTTTGGTCACGCGTTGCGAACCCTTGACGGAAAACGGTTTTTGAAAGGTGAAGCAGATAAGGCGCAAGCCTATGAACGCTTCCCTTCCCTAACCGAAGCGCAAGCCACAAAACTCTTAGCGTTTGATTTGGAAAAATTTGAATTAGACGTTAAGCGTTTTGCAAAAGTAGAACTCAACGAAAATCAATTGGGCGCGTTAGTGTCATTTGCTTACAACGTGGGTTCGACAGCATTCAAAAATTCAACGTTGTTACGCAAATTAAATACCTACGATTTTCAGGGCGCGTCACTTCAATTTCGACGCTGGACAAAATCAGACGGCGTGGAATTACGCGGTTTGATTCGTAGACGAAATAATGAAAAACGCTTGTTTTTAGGGCAAGAATTTAATTTTGAGGATGAATCATGAATTGGATTTTAGCGCGTTTAAAAGAGCCATCAACCTATTTGGGCGCATTTGCGGTGGCAAGTGCTTTTTTCAATATCAATTTAACACCTGAACAACAAGAAGCCATTATGCAGTTATCTATTGCACTGGTTGGTGGTGGTTTAATCGTCAGCAAAGGATGAACAAGAAATGGAATTAACGAAAGAGGGAATGATGAATGAACGCAGGGCAAACCCAACTGATTATAAATGTACAAAACTCGACACATTTCAAAGTATCGCTGTGACATTACAACGCATTGAATCAAAAGTAGATGATTTAAGTGACGAAATGCGAACCATGATTAAGTTGGAGCAACAAGTTTTGACGCAATCAAAAGACATTGAACGCTTGAACAAACAGTTAGACGAACTGCACAACCAAAACAAAGTGTTGTCAGATCGTCTTTTAGAATTGCGCTCAAATTTTGAAAGCCAAAAACAAAGCATCAGCGTTTATGAGCGTATCGGTTGGGCGTTGGCAACGTGTGCCGCCATTGTTGTTGGTAATAAATTAGGAATTTCATAATGTTTGACGTGAACGCACTTAATAAAACCATTATCAACGCGCTGGGCGATAACGAATTAGTCACGCTCACAGACGACAACATCAATTATCAAGTGAAAGGCGTTTTCACAATTGGCACGGCTGACGTTGACGATTCTTTTAATAACAATAATCAGCCTGTGCGCGGTGTTTATACACTCGAAGTCCTAACAAAAGATTTGGAAGGCGTTGAATTTAAACGCAACAATAAAGTAACCATTAACGACGTTGAATATCGGATTGATGATTCGCCGCTTGATGTTCACGGCATAACAATGATTACGCTTAGAAAATGACAGATTACATTCGTATAAAACTTGATGATTCTGAATTTATGCGTTTTGCGGAGCAGTTCCCCCGCGCCGTTTATAACGCCCAACGGTCAGCACATCGTAAAACAGCAACGTGGGCAAGAAAGAAACTCGACATTGAATTGGCGCAAGATTATGACGTTGGCAAGAAAGTTTTTTATAACCCACGCAAACAAAAGCCTGATTATAAAAGTGGCAAGCGTGGCGAAATGCGTAACAGCTCCAGCAATAGTCGAAAAAAGAAAAGTGACTTTTTCAGTACGGTTACGTCGGGTTCAAACCCATTGCCGTTCAAAGCCAGTGCTGACAATTCGTTTGTTGGTAAATTAACCCAATTACAAAGCGGCGCAAAAGCAGGTAGTCATTTTGTCGAAAAGGGTTTTGTTGCCACGATGCGAAATAGCTCAAATATCACCGCTATTTTTAAACGAACGGGTGGACATACTGCGTCAAGGGTAATGCTTAGACCGTCTAAAAAATACCCAAATGGCAGACTTTCAACCAAACAATTTAAAGCAAAAATTGCAATGGAATATCTCCCACTTGAAAAAACGAACACCAAAATGAACGCGATTGAATCAATTGTTAGTGCGAAATTTAAAGATAACTTTGAAACCAAAATGAGCGAATACATTGCTCGCGGCATCATTGTTGACGACACACAAACAGGATTAGATTAAATGACTTATCACGCCCAACAAGCCCTAATCGACAAAATCAGCACGATTCCTGATTTCTTGTTAGTCACGAATTCAAGTTTTTCACCAACTGACCAAACGATTATGTCACAAACGCCTGCGGTGTGCGTGATTCCAGGTGAAGCGGAATATGAAAACATTATTTCTGGCAATTATTTAATTGTTCACGAATTCTACGAAATTCACGTTGTGATTCAACATGAAACCAATGATGCAAACCACACGCTAACTGAAGCCTTAGCGGGTGGTTTGCTATCAAAGGTTTTAACCGTTGTTAATAAATACCGTCCGACTGGTTATACAGACGGCTTTTCACCTGTTAAGCGTTTGCGTCCGCAATACTTTGAAACCGAAGGCTTTGCAGTTTTTACTTTAGTTGTATCAATTAAAACAATTTCTTAAAACTACTCCTTTATATATAGGTCACAACATGGCATTAGATAAACCCTTTAGTTCACAAGACGCAACATTGCGGATTTTTGACAATAGCACCGCAGGACAACAAACTGCATTAAACACACTGATTAGCGCATTAGAAATACCGAATTTAGATTCTGCTCAAAGACAAGCCCTTTTTGCAACGTATGTTTCGACCGTTGGCACAAGTGGCACTTACACCGTCACTGCCGCGACAGGCTTACCCAATAGCAACGTTGACGGCGCGTCATCAGGAACGTGGACGCATACTGCAACAGGTTCAAGCGGCACATTCAGCTCAACCTCATCAAGCGGCACGGCAGCTGCAGGGACATTGACTATTTTAGTCAAAGGGACATTGACATCAACCACCGTTGCACCGACTACGTTTGTTTATGCCAAAGGTGCGCCAAGCGCAGCAGGTACAGTGTCAGCCACATTTGTAGCGGGCGTTGGTAACAGCGCGTTAATTGATTGCATTACCGCTTACGGTGATACAGGCGATAAAACAATCATTAATTCAGCTCAACTCCTCAATCGCCAAGGCACATTTAAAGGCAAAGGTTCAACAGATGCAGGTGAATGGTCGTTTGATTTACTCGAAAAAGTGGCTGACGCGGGTCAAATTTTGGTCAACAAAGCGAAAGATGACAGATCATTGAATGCAAACCGTGTATTTATTCAATCGTTTAATTCCAGCAATGACGGCTCGGAAATGCAACGTTGGTATGCGATCGGAATGGTGACATCGATTACGTCAAGCACAAGTAAAGATGCGTTTGTACCGTTAAAAGTTTCGGTTGCTTTGCAAGATGGACAAGTTCGCTCACCTGTTGCTATCGCAGGCATTTAATTTTTATCGACCGCGTTGCAATGGTGTGACGCGGTACTTTTTAACTTCAAAAATAGGATTCAAAAAAATGGCATTAAAAGACAGTTTTAGCGTTAGCAAACACGGCGAAATCACAGCAAAACTTGCATTAAATGACGAAAATGATGCGCCTGAAATTGCGTCAAACGGTAAGCAAGTGATTATTGAATTGCACAATGAACATTCAAAAGCCTTCAAATCTGCAAAATTCAAAGCCACGCAATCGTATCGTTTGATTATTCAAAAAGGCAAACAAGATACGCTCGCGGCAGAAGAAGCGCGTGACGTGAATATGTTAGCGGCTGCCTTTGTTGACTGGGAAAACATGGAAGGTGAAGACGGTCAACCGCTCGAATTTACGCCTGAAAATGTGCAAAACATCTTGAAAGAATACCCACACATTCGTCAGCAAGTGAATCAATTTGTGGCGAACTTGAACGAGTTTGTAAAAAAAACGTCGTTGGCTGCATAACCCATGCAAAAAAGTTGGCGTGGCTTAACACTGCGCCAACTAGCGATAGCAAAGAAAAATCAAAAAGTCGCCTTGAAAATCGCAAGGCGGCTTTGAAATACAAATTATTGACACAAGAAAAATTCAATGAATTTATCAAAACACCTGACATTGATTTTGAATTTCAACATCTAATCGATTGGATTTATGAAATTGGCTTTGCAGAATCAAATGGATTTGGTGCAGTCGTGATGAGTTATTCAGAAATTGAAGCATGGAAAAATGCTACTAAAAACGATGCAACACCGTTTGACGTGATGATGATTAGAAATATGTCGAATGCTTATATTTCGATGCAAGAAGAAGCAAAAAATTCTGATTGTGAAGACCCGCTAATTGAATTTAAAAAAGAATATGAATACTGAAATTAAGTTTTACAAAATTGATAATTACGATATTGAAAAGTTCATTTTGAACCGTGAAAACGGTATGCCACAACTTCTTATTTCAGGCATTGAAAAAAACGGTTCAGCTTTGATTATTTCAAAAGTAGATATTGAAAGGATTAAAAAAGAACGTCCTTATCTTAGAACAAATCTAGTTGGCATTGAAATTCAAGCGGGTGTTGATCGTGGATACTACACGGGTTATGTCGGCGAAGTTATCAATATCAAAAAGGTAAATGGAATTGAAGCCAACATTTACAAATTCAATGTCATTGAAAAACATGAAACCTGTGCATGGTCTCGGGGTTTACTCCCAAATTACAACAACAAAAGTCTTACTGTATCGTTTCAATAAATTTGGAATAAAAAATGGCTACTCAAAATCGTACAACCCTCGTTATTGATGCTAATACGCAAGGCGCACAAGAAGGCGTTAAGCGTTTGGCTACCGATATGCAAGGCGCAAAACGTCAAGCCACCGATTTGGCGACTGAATTTAATCGATTAAATTTAGCGATTTCGGGCGGTTCGTCAGCGTTTGGTGCATTGCGTAATTTATTAGGTTCGTTAGGTTTTGGGTTAGCGATTCACGATATTGCTAATTACATGGATGCGTGGATGAATTTGAATGCGCGTCTTAAACTCGTTACAAGCTCTTTTCAAGAATTCAAAACCGCACAACAAGGCGTGTTTGATATTGCTCAATCTACGCGGCAAGGCTTAAAAGAAACAGCGGATTTGTATTATAAAGTTACGGATGCTGTAAAAGGATTTGGGAAAACTCAACAAGATGTTTTGCAGCACGTTAAAGCTGTAAATCAGGCAATAATAATTTCAGGTTCTTCACCAGAATCTTCTAAGGCGGCTTTAACTCAATACATTCAAAGTATTCAAGGGGTCATGCAAGGCGATGAAGCCCGCAGTTTGCGTGAACAAGCACCTCGCCTATTCCGTGCAATTCGTGAAAACATTGAATTTGAAACGGGTAAATTCGGTGTTTCTCAAATGAAATTCAAACAAATGCTTTCTGATGGACTGGTTGACACTAAAAAGTTATTTGATGCAATGGAACGTGCTGCGCCGCAATTAAACAAAGAATTTGAATTACTCCCTTTAACAATCGGTCAAGCATGGACCATGCTTGAAAACCAAATGTTAAAGTTTATCGGCTCACAAGGTGAATCAACAGGAATGTTCACGGCGGTGGCGAATGGCGTGAAATTGCTTGCTGATAATATCGGTAATTTAGTCAATGTTTTAGGTGTTGGCGTTGCAAGTTGGGCGGCTTACAAAGCAATGGTGTTTCTTAACATTGAAGGTATGGTTTCCGCTGGAAAAGCTAATGAAACCCGTTTAGCTGGTATTGCAACAACAACCGCCGCCATTGAAACAAGCACTGCGGCTGAATTAAATTCAGCTCGAATAAGAATGACGCTAATTGAACGCAACACAGCGGCAATTGCTTTTCAAATGAACGCAGAAAAAGCCTTGCATTTAGCACGCCTTGAATACAATGCAATTTCTGCAACGATATATAACCCACGCGCAACATTTGACCCGACCGCATGGATAGCTGCCAGAGAAAAATTAAATCTTTTGACGCAAGTTACGCATGAAGCAACAGTAGCAACCCGAACAAACGCTGTTTCAATGACTGAGCGAATGGCAGCGACTAACACGCTAAATATGGCAACGTTAGCACATACAACCGCAATGCAAGCAAACACGGTTGCACAAGCAGAAGCCGCTTTTGCAGCAAGTTATACAGGCAAAGCCTTCGGATTTTTAAAAGCAATTGTTATTGGCGTAAAAGACGAAGTTTTAATTTTAACCGCTGTAATGATGCGTAATCCTTGGATTGCGGCAGCAACGGCATTAGCCGCACTTGCAACTGCCGCGTATGCGTATCGCGATTCGTTGATTGAATTACAAGGTGAACACGTTACATTGGGTTCTGCCATAAAAGCATCGTGGGAAACTATTACAGAACCATCTAAAAATTGGTTTAATTCAATGGGTAATTATATTGATGAATTACTCAAAAAATTTGAACCATTAACCGAAAAAATCAAATCACTTATCCCGAATTCAGTAAGCACTATTAACAACGGATTTGGCTTAGTATCCGATTTCATGATGAACGGCGGATTGCTAAAAATGGCATTTCCTGACATTGGAAAAAGAGCAGCGGCAAACGATACGTTAATAAAATTACAAGCTGATCAAAAAGCCGCTTTAGACAAAAACGAAAAAGATGCTTATAAAACAAGCAAGGCAACGGATTTATTTGAAGGTTTAAAAGGTGATGCGGGTGGATTGAATAACGCCGAAAATCACCAGAAAAAAATTGCTGAAATTTACATGAAAGAAATCCGTATCAATCAAATTTATACGGAAGAAATCAAAGCTAATAACGCTGTTTTAATCCAAGCCAAAAAAGACCATAACGTTGAAAATGAAAAAATAGCACAGCAAGCTATTGATGACGCGCAAAAAAATCTAATTGCGACAAAATCACTCGCTGACCAGTTAATTCAAAAAGAAAACGATGCGCTTGCTCAATTGAATAAAAAAGATACTGGAAATAATGCGCTAGAAAAAGAAATTGCGGCAAAACGCGCACTAATGAAAGAATATCAGTCATTGATGATTGACGAATTAGCAATGAAACATGGTGTTCCACCAAATTTAGTTAAAGCAACCGCAACAATTGAATCATCATGGAATCCTGATGCAATCAGTCCTGTTGGTGCGCGTGGATTATTGCAAGTTATGCCTGCAAATTTTCAACACTTAGGAATCACCCCCGAAGATGTTAAAAATGAAAAAGTAATGACTGACAAATCTATCGCATTTTTAAAAGAAAATTGGATTGCGGCAGGAAAAGACATAGAGAAGTTTTGGGTGCTTTGGAATCAAGGACATTTAAACAAAGACAAAGAAACGGGTGCGTTTTCAATGTCGCTACAGGCGGATGAAACACAAAAAGGATTGCCGAAATTAAAAGAAGCCTATAAACAAGTTGGCGGCGAATTAAGCGCATTAACTGACCTGGAACACGCGCATACAAAAGCATTAACTGAGCAAGAACAAGCTGCAAAGAAAATTGCTGATTCAAAGCAGCGCATTTATGAAAGCACGGCAATCGGCAAGTATTTAACCGATATGAAAGAGCTTGATACACTTTATGGCAACGATAAAAGATCAAATACTTATCAAGAAAACGCTGTAAAAATCGCTGATACATTCTTGAAATCCACCGTTGATTTGAATGCTTACAATCAATCTTTGAAAGAAAACGAAAGATTATTTGAACAAACCGCACGCGGGAAATTTGAAAAAACGGACGCGCAACTTCGCGCCTCGCGTAGCGGAATGTCTGAAAACGAGTATTTAAATAAGCAAAAAGAAATGGTTGATGCTTATTTGAAAGATACAGGTTTTGAAGTCAAAAAAGACAACAGCGAACAAATCACAAAAGCGTATGAAAACGAAGTGGAAGCACTCGAAAAAATACGTCGTGAAATCAATTTAAACGATGCCGCGTCTTATGAAGCCGCGCAACGTCAAAAAGGCTTCTCTGACACTCAAATTGAAAACCTATTAAAACTACGCAAAGAAGTCCAACTCACGAAATTACAAGATGACATCGGTTTATCCATGCGAGGCATTGCGTCATCATTTGGCACGATGTTTAGCAACGTGCTAACGAAAGGAATGTCATTTACCACCGCATTGCGCGATATGTTCAAAAACACCATGTCTAAAATCAGTGATGGGCTAATGAATTTTGGCATGACATCAATGATGTCGGGCAATTTCTTAGCAGGTTTTGCGGCAATGGCTGGCAGTGTCGTGTCAGGTTTATTGCAAAGCGTTTTCAAAGGTAAAGTCACCGATTTAACCACGCCAGAAACGGTATTGTCAGGTAGTGTTTTAGGTTCTGCCAGTTCATCAAATTCGATTAAAAACATCGTCGATACGCTCAATTCAATCCACGCGACGGAATACCGTGAATTGGCTTCACTCAACGATAACTTTAAAAACTTGGTGGAATCGACAACCAAAGGCACGGCATTAGCGTTGCGTGACATGGGCGGCGTTAAATACTCCATGAAAGGCATGAACGGGCAATCGTCAAACACGGGCGCAAGTGAAAAACAATTTTTAATGGGATTAGGCACTACTGCGATTAGTGCGGGTGCGGCGGCAATTGGCGTTGGAACAAGTGCTGTCACATCGGCGTTAGCTGGTGCAATCGGTGTTATGTCAGGTGTTTCAACTGGTGTTACGGGGGCATTAGTTGGTTTGTCAGCATCAATTATGAGCGGCGGTTTAGCCGCCGCTGCCGCAATGGGTGGAATTGGCTTACTAATCGGCGGCGCAATTTACGGATTATCAAAACTCCTTGGCATTGGCAAAGTCAAATTTGAAGCGGTTGGCGGTGGTCTTATAACCAACGCACAGCAATTCATGATTAAAGGCATGGAAGAAAAAACCCAGCTAATGCAGGTTTCCAATTACAGCAAAATTAAGAAAACCGTTACAGGCTGGTTTAGTGATGACGTGACCTATTTTGATGTTATCAATGGCGTAAATAATCCAATGACTAAATTATTTACGGGTTTCTTTGGGAAAGTTAAAGATACGATATTGCAAAGCACTGACATATTTGGCGAAGATTTATTAAATACCGATATTACACTTGCCAAAGCAAAACTAAGCCTTAAAAAAGGCGATAAATACGCAGAAGAAAATCAAAAGAAAATTAGCGATTACTTAAATAAAGCTTCTGACGATATTGCAATGCAAGCATTCGGTCGCACGATGGCAGATTTTCAAAAGTTAGGCGAAGGAATGTATGAAACCATCACTCGTTTAGCTACTCAGTCTGTGGTTGCCAAATCAGGATTTGAAAAATTAGGCATGACAGTCAAATTGTCGGGTTTAGGTTTAGTGTCGTTTAGTGATTCACTCGCCAATGCAATGGGCGGTTTAAAAGAGATGCAAGCCGCATTTGATGACATTTACAACTCGTTCACAAGCGAAGAGCAAAAGTTAATTGATGCCAAAAAAGCTACGCAAGCCTTTCTTGATTCGTTAAAAATCCCTGCTGAAAAAGGTGTTACAAAAAGCATCACGACCGATAATCAAGCACTAGAAGTATTAAATTATTTAAAAGGCTCGCTTGAATCGGTCAGCACAGTTTTGGGCGAGTTTAAATCGGCAACTAACGTAAAACCTGAAAACGACATTACTAAAACCTTGAAAGATTTTGCGGGCTATTTTTCAGGCGCAACAAAAGATACTTTGCTTGGATTAGGCAAAAACATCACGACTGAATCATTAAAAGCGGCTTTAGTGGGTTCTGGAAAATCGTTAAATGGCGAAATTGAAGGTACAAAAGCCATTAACTCGCAAATGTGGCAGGGTTTGATTGATTACGCTAAGGCTAATTCTGAATTTGCAATGTCGGAAAAGCAGTTTGACAAAGCGCGTTGGAATCTACCTTTGGTGAAGTTATTGGATGACTTGGGATTTACATTGCCCGACACAATCGATGGTGTTCAAAAATTTGTCGATGATATGCAAAAATCAAGCGATGCAATTTCGGGTAATATCAATCAATTTCACGCCTTAAAATCATCTATCAAAATGGTTACGGCTGAAAATCAGAAATTCATTGATGGTTTAAAAAAGGCAATTCCAGAATTTAAAGAATCCATTGAAAAATGGGTGTTAAACAAACAAATTACGCAACTCGGCACGCCTGAAACGCAGTTTAAAATTGCACAAGATGAATTCAATAAAACACTTGGTATTTTAAGAGATTCAAGCTCAACACCAGAGCAATTAACACAAGCGATGTCAGATATTACGGGCAGTGCTGATGCTTACATTTCAAAAATCGAGCAGATGTACGCACGCGGCGAAACTGGCGCAAACTTAATCGAAGGCGTGGTGAATTCGGTTAAAAACTTGCCTAAAACCGTTTCACTGCAACAGCAAACGGTTGACCTACTCACAAAAATCAGAGATGGCGTGTATGAAATACCCAGCGGAATGGAATTGTTATTTGATCGGTTTGGTATAGCAAAAGCAGAGTATGAAAAAAATCCAACTGGAAAAAATCAATTAACGTTTGACGCATACACAAAAATGATTTTAACGCTCGACAACGCTTACAAAAACGGTGCTGATAGCGCGGTCATGAATCGCATAGTCGAATCCATATCTAGTGGAAAAGGATTGGAAGCGGCAATAAAAGTAGTTATTGACCAATCAAACATATCAAACCTTGAAAAAGGCGGTTTGATAAACAACCTAATTAGTGGACTTGACGACACGATATTATCCATTAGCAAGATTCAATTGGATTTCAGCGGCAAGGAATTACAAGACAGATTAGATTTGATTGTAGCGAGTTTCGGACAATTAACATCCAACGTCTACACCATTTTTGAAATCGACGTACCGCTTAAAAATGTCAATGATGCTATTTCTGCGGCAAACACATTGATTGACGCTCAAAATGTCATTGGCAGCACCATTTCAAATGTAAAAATCAACATCAAAGACGTGCATCTTGCTGTTTTGAAAACCCAAGAATTGATAGCCAATCAATTTGAATCGTTGTCGATTGCAGGACTGGTAAAAATTGATTACACGCAAGTTTATGAAAGCATCCTTCGCATGGGTGAATTGGTATCGTGGCAAAACACATCAACGTCGATTGATGGAAAAGTCAGTGTCAACAATCAAGATGTGTTTAACGCCAATGTTAGCTTGATTGATTTAGTATCAAAACAAACCCAATCAATGGCAATTAACGGCGCAATTAACATCGATTCAAGTCAAATCAATTCAGCGATAAGCAGCATGAGAGAGTTGCTTGCATTGCAAAAGTCAGGCACGGCAACGCCACCACCTGTTGCACCTGAAATTCCAGTTGTACCACCACCTGTTGTACCTGAAATTCCAGTTGTACCTATAGTGCCTATTGTTCCGCCTACTTTGTCGCCTATACAAGAGTTTCTTACTCCTTATTTAGACGCTATTAAAAGACCTACTGCTGATGATATTAGAGCAATAACCACAGCTACTGATGCCGAAAGATATGGAATTCAAATTGCCAAAAACATTACTCAATTTTATGAACTAATAACAGGTGGAGCGGATAAGGTTTTTTATAAAAACGATGTATTTATGAACGGCGGCGTTATGAGTGGCGCATTGCTAACAGAGTTAAATGGTGTTGCTGTACCAAGGGCATATCGAAATTTAGACATTCGTCCATTTGCAAACGGCGGCGCATTCACTAACGGCATCGTTTCAAATCCAACTATGTTTAACATGGGCTTAATGGGCGAAGCAGGTAGTGAAGCCATTATGCCATTAACTAATATCAACGGTTCGTTAGGCGTTAGGGCTGTTGCGGCAAACGATTCTAATGTTGATACCACTGAATTGGTTGCAGAACTCAAAGAAAATAACAAAAATCAAGCAACGCAAATTCGATTACTAACAGCATTGCTTGAAATCAGTCAGGCATCATTAAAAGAAAGCAAAGAGCAAACAGACGTAGCGCAAACGACGGCGGCTAAAATTAGAATCGGTGCGCGTCAATGAAAAATACAAATTTATGGGCGTTGCGTGTCAATGTACTTGATGAAAATAACGATGCAAAAACACTTTATTTTAGTGATGTGCCTTACATTGATGCCGATCACAATTATTACGAAGACAGAATCCAAAAACCTGCGTTAATACAAGCATCTCCCAGTGATGGCGGCGTGTTGCGCGTTTTTTCAAGTCCGTCAATCGGAGAGTTTGAACTAATCAGAGAAAATGATGACATTCAAAATTCAACAGGAAATCTAAATCATCTAAGTGATTATGCTTTTGACAACGGTGACTTTGAGCTGATTTATGTTGATGAGTTTGGCGTTGAAAATATCTACATGACGGGAAAAATTGAATCGATGCACGACAACGATTCGAGCTTGTTTTTAACGGTTAAATCAACAGCGGAAGTGCTAACTCGTCCGCATACCGCAACAAAATATGCAGGTTCAAATTCATTACCTGCTGGCGTAGAAGGCGTTACTTCTGACATCAAAGGCACAATCAAACCTAAAGTATTTGGCACGGTAACGAATGCCACGCCTGTTTTTGTGAATACCGCGCGGTTGATTTATCAGTTTTCCGACCGTCCAACTTGCACGGTCAATGCCGTTTATGACAAGGGTTCGCCTTACACGCTTGGCACAACTTACACACAAGCCAATTTTTCAACGTTTGAAACGACTGTGCCAACAACGGGGACATTTAACCGCTGTGTGGGTTTTGTGAAATTAGGCACAACGCCACTGGGCACAGTGACAGGCGATTGCACGGATTCAACGACATTAGCGGGTGATGTATTTGAAGCGATTTTGAATGAATTAACGCCGCCTATTTCGTTAGATGCGACATCAAAGACAACACTAAATGCGGTTGGTGAAGTGGGTATTTATGTTAATTCCGAAACCAGCACCACACAGCTCTTAGATTTAATCGCGGCATCGTGCGGGGCGAATTGGTATTTCATTGGCGATGTGATTCATGCACGCTTGACACAATTAGCCACGACTTCTGTTTTTGATTTAACAGAATCTGAAATTGTTAGCTTTGAGCGTAGCGGCATCGGTCTTGGTGAGAATAATTTGCCCGTTGAAAGCGTTGTGATTGATTACGCAAAAGTTCAAACCGTCCAACAGGAAACCGAATTATCTACGACAGTTTCATCAGCAAAAAAGGCGATATTGTCACAGCAATTTAGAAAAGTGACTGTTAGCGATGCCGCTGTTAAAACACGTCATCCACTCGCCAAACAACTCAAAATTGAATCATGTCTGAATGCTGAATCAGATGCAAACGCAGTCGCTACGCGATTATTAAACTTAACAAAAGTACGTTGTGACACAGTAAAAATAACTGCAATCGTGTATAGCATCCCCGTTTTTGACGTTGGCAGTGGCGTAACGATTTTTTACCAGCGAAATGGCTACCAAGGGCGATTGATGACTGTTGTTGGTTTTGAAATTGATACGAAAAGCAAACAGATTAGTTTGAGTGTAATCGGATGAAATCGTCGAATATCAACCTAAGTTATCCAAGCCGAATTCATGAATGCACACTGACTTCAACAGGTGTATTTGTTCCCAAATTGCCGCTTGAAAACGTTAAAAATCCTGTTTTTAGTCGTGTTGCACGAACCACAACAACGGCGAATTTTTCAATCACCGTCACATTAGCACAAGAAGAACGCGCTATCGGATGTGTTGCGTTAGCAGGGCATAACTTATCAATCAATGCAAAAGTGCGTTTTCGCGGTTACTCCAGCTCAGGCACGTTGCGATTTGATAGCGGCTCGGAATTTCGCGCTTATCCGATTTTATTTCCAGTTGAAACGGGGCAGGTCCCATTTGAATCAAATAATTGGTTTTTGGGGACGGTTGAAGATGACCAGCGCAAAGATTACACCGCGTTAGCAACTTACTATCCCGACGACAATCAAATGTGCAAAACCATTGTGATTGATATTGTTGACCCGCTAAATCCCAGCGGTTATTTAGAAATTGGATTTGTATTTTTGGGACGAAATTTTGAGCCAAAACACAATCCTGAATATGGCAATTATCAGCAGGGTTATATTGATTTGAGCGACACGCGACGAAGTGCAAACAACACGATGTATGGCTTCAAAAAACCAAAAATGCGGACTATTTCAGCCGTCTTAGGTCATCTCGAAAAATTTGAAGCCTTTGGCGGACTTTATGACGCAAAGCGCGAGGTCGGCTTGACGGGTTTGATGCTGTATACGTTTTCAAAACCAGAATATATCGGAGAGCTTAACATGACAAGAGATAAGCATTTCTACGCGCAAACAATGATTGTGCGTTTTTCATCGCTTGGAAAAGTGGATTTTGTTTATGTCAATGGTTTTAGAGTGGATTTACAACTTGAGGAGGTTGTGTAGTGGCAGAATTTGAAGCATCCGTCGAGGTCGGCGGCGACGGTAGTAAATACACCGACAACGACCATTCAGCAACAGGCTTATTTAACGGCGGTCATATCATTCGACTTGTGCCGATGTTTCAGAACATCGTCAACATTGCGATTTGGGTAAAAAACACAGCAGCAGCCATTGTGAGTAATGCAGGGCTTGCTCAATCCTACGCCCAAAACGCACTAAATAGCGCAAACGCGGCAGCTACAAGTGTCACGCAAATCAACACAATTGGCGCAACAACAGGGTTGCAAACAACGGGCGCGGTGGTTGGAACTGCGGCAGCATCCCCGCCCGCAGCAAAACAGGTGTTAAGAGCGACTTCTGCTACATCTGCGACATGGCAAACACTAATCCCGACAACAACCGCTATTTTAAAAGGTAATAATGCTGGGGATGTGACAGCGGCAACAGTTAGAACCGATTACGCTGAACCGACAACAGCTTTAGGGACAGGACTTTTAAAAAATACAACATCAACAGGGCAGCACACTATCGCTGCTGCAGGAACTGATTATGCGGGCATTTCAAACACTAACATATTCACGGTAGTTCAGGATTTTGCCGCGTCAGGTATTACTTTAAAAGGCAGTTCAACAGGTAAAAGTACATTTACATCAGCTAACTCATCAGCAACCAACTACACAATTACCTTCCCTGCCTCCACTGGAACGGTACTGACGACAGCATCTGTAGTGACTGTTGCACAAGGTGGAACAGGTGTAGCTACGCTGACAGGTTTGGTAAAGGGAAATGGCACGGGAGCATTCACGCCTGTTCAGTCAGGCACGGACATTAAAACAATCAACGGCTTATCCCTTCTGGGTTCAGGTGACATATCTCTCGAATCAGGTAATACTCAAATTTACACAAGCGGCGTTAATTCATGGGTATGTCCCGATGGTGTTACTAAAGTAAGAGTTACGGTTGTTGGCGGTGGTGGCACTGGAGCAACATCTGATAATTATTCAAACTTAGGCGGTTATGGAGCAGGAACTGCAATTAAATTTAATTTAACTGTTGTTCCTGGTACGACATACACCGCGACTGCTGGGGCGGCTGCGGCAGTTAGAAGTACAATAAATGGAAGTGGGAATTCTGGTGGAAATAGCTCTTTTTCTGGTGGTGCAATTGCTACCATTACAGCAGGTGGAGGTTTAACTGAATCTGGTGGTTCAGCAAGTGGAGGGGATTTGAATATGCGAGGCGGTAGCCCTTCACATGGAAATACTGGATTAGCGCAGGAAGGTTTAGGGGGTTCGTCATTCTTATCAAATCCAACACTGGGAGCTGCAAACGGATATGGCGGCGGCGCGGGTGGAAGATATGTCACGAGTGGAAATATAGCAGCATCTTCAAGTTTCACCGCAACTAGCGGTATCGTTATTATTGAGTGGTGATTTTATGTTAAAAAGATACGCAATTATTGAAGCCAATAAAGTGGTTAATGTCGTTGAATCCGAAAGTGCTGTTGACGGGTTTCACATGGTTTTGATTCCTGACGATGTTGGAATGGGTGACGATTTCGACGGCACGGATTTTATCAAGCAACCTCAAGCTGTTATTGAAAACCCACTAATCAACGTGATTTCAATGCGTCAAGCAAGGCTGCAATTATTGAGCATGAATTTACTCGATGCGGTTAATTCACAAATCAACACGCTGTCACAATCTGCTCAAATCGAATGGGAGTACGCTACTGAAGTTAGACGCGATAATCCGCTTGTAGCGCAACTGCAAACAAGTTTAGCGATGACTGATAACGACATGAATCAATTTTTTTATGAAGCAGTACAGCTATAACTTGCTGGTTTCACTTGACCAGTTTTTCAACACGCTAATCGGTGGCAATCCTGATTGTACTGTGAGCGGTCACGTTGCAGTCATGAATTGGCGCAAACTCGAAAAGATGATTGATTTCACGTTTGCGCCGATTGAAGCAAATCATTGTCAGAATTCGCTGTTAGCAGATAACGATTACGACACAACACAAAACTATTTTTTAACGTGCATCGTCGCCACAATCGGCTGTGCATTACTTTTTATTCCCATCAAAATTTTAGGAGCTTTCAAAAATGGCTAAATATGCACACATTGATGTTTTAGATGGCGGTTTAAATGTCATCAAAAACAGTTGTACAAAAATGATTTTATTATCTGCTTACACCACCAATTTCACGACCGCGACAACCACAAATTTAGTTGCCGAAGTCGCTATGACATCCACTGATTTTACAATTACAGGTGCTGACGGCGCGGCGCGGGTGTTGACAACAGCAAGCGGCAAATCAGACAGCGCGGCAAATGCCAACGCGCTAGGAACACCCGATTTACACATTGCATTTGTCGATGCGGCGCGGGTGCTTTGGGTAACAGATGAAACATCAAATCAACCTGTGACCGCTGGAAATCCTGTTAATTTTCCGTCGTTGACTTACACAGCTAATCAGCCAACTTAGGTGAAATATGCTACTAACTGAAATCCAAAACACGGGTTTAACGGATGATGCAGCGATTGTGGAGTATTTCAACACGCCGTCAGTTGCCGCAAAGGGCAGCATTGAAACCAAGTTAATCAAGCAGTATTTGATTCTTAGAGATTTGAGAGTTGCAATTAAAAACGGCACAAGTGTAGCGTGCCAGCAAGTGAATTTATCACTCGATGATTTTGAAACGTTTGATTGTTCTAATCCAATGATTTTAGCGAAATTGAGTCAAGTGTTAGATGATTTGATTGCGGATAATTTAGTTCCTGCATTCGTTCAAGCTGATAAAGATTATATTTTATCTATGGCTGACACATTGATTACACCTGCACAGTCACTGGGTTTAACTGTGAATTTTGAAACCGTCAACACTGCTTTGAGAGGTTAGAAAATGGGAACAATGAAATCGGAGCAATCTGCACCCGTACCACTAACAGCAACAGGTTTAGCCACTTTAGCGGCTGCAACGTATTGTGTGTCGGACACCAAAACCAATACAACTAACCAACCGTATGACGTGATTTTAAATGTCAACGTTAAATGTGCAACAGGCGGTACGCTTGCAAATCGTCAAGTCGTCGTGTTTGGTCAAGCAAGTTTGGATGGTACGACGTGGCAAACAGGCGCAACAAGCGGCACATCAACGGTTAATGAAGGTGACTTAACGTTTTTAGGAACAGTATCGGTTGCTGAACAAAACGTTAGCCACATTAGAAATTTTAGTGTATTGCAAGCGTTTGGCTTCGTCCCTGCTCATGTGCGATTTGTGATTAAAAATGACATCGGTACAGGTACCTTGCCGCTTGTGGAAGGCACATTATCAACGTCTGAAATCACAATGACGTATGCCTAGCGTTAGCCAGCGAACTGTCCGTACCACACAACCGCAAACCGCAGTCGGAATTGATTGGTCAAATCCGATAACACGCGGTTTAGTTGCGTGTCTTGATGCGAATAGACGGGTATTGATAAACGGTAGTGAAACCAGACCACTAACACTGAATAACCCCACTCGCCGTGCGTCACAACAAGAATTTGGTACTGTGACTTTACAAACGTCGATGCAGGCAATCAAAGCTCCGCCCGTTGCGTCGTCAAACGTTACTATGTTGTCGCTTTTCATTCCGTCCACCGAAGTTACAGAAAGAACTTATGGACAGTTAGGGCAAACCGCATCGGGTAATATGTTTTCTGTTGCGTCTGGGGACGGCACAACGGCTGGTGTTGTTAGGTTTAAAATTTATCTTGGTAGTACGCGAACAATCGGTGCGTCACAAGCGAATGTAGGTGTACCAAACCTTGCAATCGCACGACATATCAATGGGCAGTCACAAAACCTGTGGTTGAACGGCGTAAAAGATGCTGCCAGCGGTGCATTTACAGGGAATAGCATTAGCTTTGGTTTTTACGGATTTAATGCTTCCAGCGGCACAGGGACATCCATTCTTAACGCGGTTTGGAATCGTGCATTAACCGATGCTGAAATCAAATCGTTATCTGAAAATCCTTGGCAAATTTTTGCGCCTGAACGTCGTGTTGTTGCGTTTGATGTGCCTGTTGTCAGTGGAGCGGTTGATTTAGTTGGTCAGAATTTAACGCAAAACAACGCAACATCAACAAGTTCAATCACACAAAATCATGCGTTAAATGGGGCTAATTGCAATCAAGTTGGGATTGTTTCAACTGATGCCATTTCGCAAATCCATAATTTAACAGGCGCGGCATCGGCACAAAATCACAGTTGCTCAACGAGTTCAATATCGCAAAACCACGCGCTAAATGGCTCAAATAGCAGTCAGTTAAACACGTCATCAACGGGCGCAATTTCAACCGATTCAACTGTCACGTTATCCGCTGAAAACAGCACGCAAAATAACAGTTGTTCAACGGGTTCAATATCGCAAAACCACGCGCTAAATGGCTCAAATAGCAGTCAGTTAAACACGTCATCAACGGGCGCAATTTTAGCCGATTCAACTGTCACGTTATCCGCTGATAACAGCACACAAAATCACAGTTGCTCAACGGGTTCGATTAGTCAAGCGCATGATTTAATTGGCGAACATTCAACGCAAAATAACGTTAGTTCAACGGGCGCAATTAGCAGTGGCACGGTTGCAATTGATTTAATAGCCGATAACGGCATTCAGGTTAATTTGTGTTCTTCGGGCGCAATTTCACAAGCACATAATCTAATCGGTGCAAATTCATTACAGCGGCATTTTTGCTCAACGGGTTCAATCAATCCCAGCGTGGTTTTTGTTTCGTCTGCGTTGCGTCGTTATGTTGTGCCGATTGAAAGCCGAATCTATGTCGTCAACGCAGAAAATAGGAGTTATGTTGTATGAAATTCTGGACAAATAACAATGGCAAAATCACAGGAACGAAAGATGTTGATGCAACACTCGATTTCCCGATTGATTTCAGCGCGTGGCTTGAAACGGATAGTTATGCAAGTCACACGATAACCAAAACAGGTGATATTGTGATTGTGTCGCACACGCAAAATAACGGCATTATCACGCCAATCATCTCGGGCGGAACGCTTAATGAATTAGCCAGCTTTACCATTCAAATCACAACCGTTTCAGGTCGCGTTGATGAAAGGACGTTTTATTTGCGGATTTTGAATCGTTAAGGGCTTTGCCCATATTGAAAATTCAACAAGGGCATTGCACACATTGAAAATCAATGCAGCACGAAGGCTTTGCCCCTGTTCAAATCGTTACGGGCTTTGCCCATGTTCAAATTATCCGCTCGATATTCAAATGGGGCGGATAGCATACCAAAATAGTGGCGGGTTGATTCCATAGTTAAAAGAAGCTCACTTTCTAGCTGCTTAACTTTAAGCACCTTATTTACGTCAGCGCACGACATATAAAAGTGCATAAAGTCATCGGCGGTTAAGTTTTCAAAATTCCACGCCATTTTTAAACCTTGGGACAAGAACCCGCGTAATTTGCCTTGACCTGCCGCGTTGAACAATTCACGAGCAAAGAACCAACCTAAAATCATTATCCCAGCGCGTGCCATTGCGGTTAAGTTTGCGCCGCGTGGTTTTGGTTTTGCTGTTGGTGCAGTGGCTTGTAGTGTTGTTGTTTTGTGTTGCTCAATAATAACCCATTCATTGCGCTCCAGCATATCGCGCACAGTTTGCACAGTAACATCATTTACAAAACCGTCACATTCTACGCGATAGCCTAAGCCGTTATCATGACGCTCCAATGTTGCGACTTTAAAGTTTTTAGCGTTGTGAATGTCGGAAAATTTAACATTAAAAATAACTAGCAAAGGCTTTGCCCCTGTTGAAACTGTCGAGAGCTTTGCATCAATCGAAACATCAACGCCGTTTAATTCTGCGATTTTTGCGCGTGCTTTTTCTGCTAATTGTGAATCGTGGCAATCAATCGGCAATCCTTCGGCGCGTTTAATAATGCGTCCACATGATTCAATCATTCGGGTTTTTTCGCGTTCAATCTTCGCCACTTTTTCTTTTTCAAGGTCAATCAATACGGTTTTTTCAACTTCGTTTTTGATTGCGACAATGTAAACCCCACAACCGTCATTTACACGAAATCCCGTAAAACCACCGCCGCAAAAGTTTGAAATGTTACGCCGCCGTTGATTACAAGGTCAGCAATCATTGAGCAGATAGTGGAAAAGTAAGTATTGATTAAAACGATAACGGCATCATTAAATTTTGTACGGCGTGGTTTTGTTGTGGCTTTCATGATTTTATCCTCGGTTTGAGATAGCTGTATACTCAGCGGGCGTTTAACTTCTTTTGAAGTTGTAAGTATTTTAACGATTCATTTTAGTTTGTCTACACAATTGTATTCATTGCTTCTTTTTTAAGTGTTTCAATTATCCACTTTGACAACTTGCCGCCGTTGCAAGCCGCATAAAATAACGCTTTATCTTCTTTTGTGCAGCGGATGTTTAGAATTGCATCGCGTGGAGTTTCGTCAATCATTGCGTAACTGTTGCCATTTATTGCGCCGCGTTTTCTTTCTGTTTGTTGGTTCATTTTATCGCCCTCAATTTGTTTGTGTGACAAATTATCGGCGGCTTTATTTGTGTATGCAAACAATTCGCCCCGACTTTGACACAATAGTCACACCGATTCAATAGCGGCGCGATTCAATCAATTCTAATCAGCCGCAACCAATGCCGACCGCTGTATGCCGCGCCGTTGTTGAATTCACTCCCCCGCCCGCCCGTTATTTGAGCGCAAGCGATTGATTTTATTGTTTTTTATTTTTTTATTGATTTTTTGTTGGAGAATCCGAAAAGGTACTTTCCACGCACCTACGGCGCAGGTCGAAAGAAACTCCAGTTTTCGACGCTGTATGATTTTTAAAAGTTACTTAACTTAACAACCACGCTACTTTCAGCCATTCAAAATAATTCAAATATCCAAATCACCAGCATTCATGTTGCAATACCGCTGTAACGTTTGCCAACTTGAATGCAATGTCACAAGTTGCACTTGTTGAATTGATAAACCTTTTTCAAATAGCACAGACGTTGCATGATGTCGCAAGTCATGAAAATGCAAATCATCAATTTCAAGCAATTTACAGGCTTGGGTAAAATTTACACCCAGCGTTCTTGATAAGCGTGGAAAAATAAACTCACTGACACGCGGCTGTTTCATAATGATTTTGAATGCACTGCGCGGCAATTTACATTTTTTCTTAACGCCTTTTTTGCGTGGGTCTTTCAAATCACGCACCCAAATCGTGCGATCTGTTTCGTTTAAATCATCCCATCTTAAACGTGTGATTTCACTTTGTCTTCGTGCTGAATACACAGCAAACCACATAGCGTACAACATCCATTTGTCTTTGAAATGGCGTGATAATTTCCACATTTCTTGATTAGTAGGACGACGTTCACGTTGATTAGAATTAGCAATTAAGCCTTCTCGACGTAGCACTTCCCGCGCTGATTCAAAAACGCCTAAATCAGTTTCAAGCGTAATAATTCCCGCCATTGTTCTAATGACTGAACCTAACCAAATTAAATCATTGTTGGCAGTTTGAGGGGAACATTCTTGATTACGCTCTCGAACGTGAGCGATTAAATCTTTTGCAGTGAGTTTATGAACGTCATATTTTGCAATATCGCGGGTGATAAGTTTGTGTAAATCACGAACTTTTGTGCGTCCGTCTGGCTGAAATTCATCAATGTATTTTTGAATCACGTCACCAACAGATAAAAATGGCGTGGTTTTATAAACGCCTTGGGTTTGCAATTCGACTTCGCGGCGCATTCCCCAATCGGTTGCTAATTTTTGCTTGAGAAAGGTTTTTGTTTCGCGTTTGGTTTGCCCGTTTATTTTTATTGTGACGGTACAATCAAAAACGGTTTCACCGTTGGCTTTAGTTCTTTTTCGTATTGATGCCATAAGTGCAGATAGTGAGTGCAGATGAAAAACTATCTGCACTATATCAGAATCAAATAACGAAAAATAACGAAAAATAGTTAAAAATAATGAAAAATAAAAATAACGCTATTCACGCAAGCCTCTATCGACAGTGACCCAAACGGCGCGTTGTCCGCGTTTTTTCTTGATTGCGCGAATTGTACCTGTAATCGTTGTACCAACATTCATTAGCCAATACACAATCGGATACCAAGTGGCTAAAACAAAGGCTTTCAATAAATTCATCTGCACTATGTCCGTGTTAAATAATTAAATTCTGTGTGCTTGTCGTGCTTGAATTGCTGTTTTTTCAACATAATCAGCGAAATCTTTGGGATTGACAAGCCACGGCGATTTATTGCCAGAAAGCCTAAAAACAGGAAACGGCAAATCATTTGAAGCTGCTTTATTATTAGCTGTTTTTGGTTCAAGTGCCAAATACTTTGCAGCAACTTCTTCAAGTTTTAAATAAGTGCTTTTGAATTCAACTTTTAAATCATCCGCCGCCGCCATTTCAACCTCTCAAATCCAACACAATTTCACGCAATGTTGCGCTAATTTTCGGATTATAAATATCAGCAAGTGATTCAAGCGTAGCGATTTTGTACTCGATGTTTTCAATTGGCTTGGCTTTATTTTCGGCTAATAATTTGGCGAATTTTTCCGCCGCTTCATCAATAATTTGCCAGAGCTTATTTTCTACATTCACTTTGATTTTTGTTGTAACAGGAAACGCCGCAATTTCTTCTGCTGAAAATGGAGCGCGTGTTTCAAAACCTTCGATTTCAGTAGTTAAAGATTCCTTAATTACTCGTTTTTCAATTTCAGCAACTTCCGAATCAGTAAGCGGCATAGCTACCGCTTCAATTGCTTCAACACCCGTTTTTTCGATTTGCTCTAAAACACTTTCTTCGACAATCGGCGCGGCTTCAACTGTTTCAACAACCGTTTTTTCGTTTTGCGCTAAAGGACTTTTTTCAACGCTATTTTTCAAATACGCTAAACCCGCATTTGAAATTGTATAATTGATTCCTTCCGCACCTAAATTTTCACCTTTATGCACATAATTGTTAGCCACCGATTCACGCAACGAATCATTTACCTGCATTTTGGTTAGCCCTAATTTTTCAGATAATTCAAAATTGGTTAATCCCGTTTTGTTTTTTGCCAATTCTTTCAAAATCATTTTTTTAATTCCAGTGTGTTTTTGTGTCATGTTTTTTTCCTTTTCGTTAAAAAAATGCGCGAATCGAAACCCGCGCGAGTTTAGGAGTGCCTCTAAAATTTTTTGTCGATGGTTATCATTGACTGTTTAATCAATTCGCGGGTTTGGTCAAGCATGGCAATCCATTCTCCCGCCTCGTTTCTGTCAATGTTGCCGTTGATTTCATTTAACGCATAAAGCATTTTCTTTTCAGCCGTTCGATACGCTTTCACGTTGTCGATGTGACTGATTCGGCGGTCAATCGCTAATTCAAGTTTGCGTTGTTGTTTGTTCATAAATCCTCCGCTGTCATTTCAAATACTGACATTTCATTTATTTTTTTACGCTCTTCACTTGATAACATCATCATTGCTTGTGCATGAATAGCTTGTTGACGTTCAAGTTTTTCGCGTTTTTCAAGTACAAGGCGATTCTTTTCTGCTTCTTCTTCGGCTTCCAAAAGTGCTAAAACTTCACGCAATTTTCTTTTCTTTTTTTCGCCTAAACTTTCATCAACTTTTCCAGATAACAACCCTGCTAAATTCACGGTTGCGGGTTCTGGTGCAGATAACATGATTACGTCTGCGGTTGATTGCGGTAATCGTCCCAATTCAACCGCTTTATCAACAATGGCTCTGTAGTTCGATTTGTCGTCACCACGCGAAAACGTCCACGTTATAGGTTTCCCCAGTAATTCGTTTTCTTTGCAGATACGGTCGTAAGCACTTAAAAACGCTTTTTCAGCCGCGAAAAATTGGCGGCTTTTATACAAATCTGAACAAATACACCAAGCCGCTAACATTTCGTCTGAAATAACGCCGCACATTTGTTCTTCTTTTGGCATTTCTGCCCACGCTTCGGCGGCTGATAAACGTTTATTTCCCAATTCAAGCAAATCACGAATATCTGAAACAGTGACGGCAAAACGCGCCGTTTGAATGTGTTTGTCGATAGCAGAAAGTACAAGTTGCAATGGATAGTTTGATAAGGCTTTAAACGCCGCAAACATCGCCGCGTTTGATAATACTTTTCCACCTGCTTGTAATTCATGTGATACCGCAAAGGCTTCTACGAATTTTGGGTAATCTTGTTGGTTCATTAGTTCGCTCCAAGTGAGAATGCAGGCACAACGAAAGAATCAATCGCATTGCTGTTGTCTTCTGCTAGATAGTCAGGCGGTAAGAAATACTTTGGTGGGTTTGAAAAATCACGATTAGGCTTTCTTGAACCGTAAGTTTTGTTATAATTCCCACCTGTTGATTTAAAAGATTTTTCAGAATTAAGCCCGTTGACTGTCCAAGTCTTTTCGCGGGCTTTTTTGTGCGCGTCGTATTGTGAAACTAAGCCGCCTTTTTGATTTGTGTAGGCTTTCAAGAAAGCGTCGATAGAAATACAAGCCGTTGCCCAATATGTGTGCATAATCGCCCAATCAAAACATTCTTGCTCTTCCGCTGTTAAAGCCCGAATTTCTAAATTTTCTTCGCTCGCGGTAGTAGTAATAGTTTCTTTTAGGTTATTTATTAAATAATCATTATTTACTGCTTTATGTTCACTTTCAGGAACGGTCTGTTTTTCAGTTTGAACGGGGGGTTTTTCTTGGAGAACGGTATAGGCGCAAAAATTCGCGGCGGTTTTGTACAACTCGCTCGTTTGTGCATACAGTTTTTGGTCAGTTAAATCTTGTGATGTTTCAAGCAATCCCAAACCGCGCAATTTTTTAATGCGGTTCGATACGCTTGATTTTGAATTCAAGCCAAGCATCGGCATTTCAGAAATCAAATGTTTGAAGTTAATCCAAACTTTGCCGTTGAGTTTTTTAGCTTTCTCGAATGATTCAAAGTTAGCGATGTAGTCAAGCAAGCACCAATCCACTAAATCGGTTTTGGCTTGCATTTGAATACTGGCAATGCCAGCGTGATTGATAGTCGTAGAGAATTTCATGCCATTACCCTCTCAACATTTGCACCTTCACCAAATGAAGCACATGACAAAACAATTTCGTATTCATTTTGTAAGCGTTCAGTGCCGATGTTTTCAAAAAGCTCACCCAAATCAGCTAATGGAATCCCACCGACTGGCAAAGAAACTTTAAAGACGATTTTTTTCTTATCGCTCATGCCGCCACCTCAAACAAATCAATTGTTTTATCGCAACGGTCGTATTCCACGCAGTTATCTTTATAAAGCCACTCAATCACGTCTTCAATCAAATCAACCGCAAACGTCAAACCGAAACGTTCAAAAACTTGGTTACGGATTTCTTCCGCCGTGAAATCAAAGTCTTGATTAAAGATTACGTCCGCAATCAAAGAGCGTTCTTTTTTGGAAAGTGTTGCCATAAATCACCCGTTCACTTCTGAAAGCATTGCAGGAGATTGAACCCAGTCGAACAACGGGTAAGCATCATGAATTGAACCGAAAAAATCTTGTGCAATTTCTCGCGCTTTTTCGATAGTTGAAGCATCAACACGGATGGGTTGTTGTGCTGGGTGAATTTGAACTGCGAATTTTTTCATTGCGATTCCCCGATTAAAAACGAAAAGTCCCAGCGCAATGACAAGTGTGATGAATTTACGCTGGGTGTTTTACGCCTGCAAGTTTGCAAGTCGGGGGATAGATTACATAAATTTATATAATTAGTCTACAAAAATATAGATAACAAAAGGCAATAAAAAACCCACGTCTTAGGTGGGTTTAGTTAATTTCATTAGAAATTTATTTAGGCGTGCTTTAACTGATTACCAGCATTGCTTGCGCTGAATTTATCAGCCATTGACTGTAAAAACGAAACATCATCAACTGTAATTTGATTTGATTTGTATTTCTCAAGTGTATCTTCAACAAATGCTCTGACTTTAGGATTTATCTTTTGCCATTCTGCAAAATCAATTACTGGCGGTGCTTGTTTATCACGCGCTTTCATCTCTCCTTCACCTGTTGCAAGCCATTCAGCATCAACGCCTAATATATCAGCAATTTGCGGTGTATAACCTGAGCGAATTCCTTTTTTGCATAAGTGTTGAATACTTGTTTGAGAGATTCCAACTGCTTTTGCTAATTTACTTTGGTTATATCCTGCGTTGCTAATCGCCATTTCTAACCGTTCACCGTATGTATTCATACTAAATTCTCCAGTAAAAAATAATGCTTTCAACGCTGATTTATACAGCAATAAACAATACATCTACAAATATATTTGTAGATAATAAACAAAGCGTTACCTATTTTTATTTTGAATTATTATTTATTTTTTTGTAGAATCGCCGCACTTTGTTATAGAGGCGATATGAAAGCGATAAATGTATTTGTTAATCACCCAATCATAAACGGAAATCAATCAAAGGCGGCGCGAGTTCTTGGAACTAAGCAAGCAAACGTTCATTTTTGGTTGAATCACAAAAAGGGAACAGATATGCCTCTAAGTCTTCTTCCAAAAGCGGCAGAAGCATTAGGAATGAAACCGTCTGAATTTATTGCACAGGTTTTTGAGTAGGAGTTGAAGTGGTGACATTACCAGCAAGTTTTGTAAAAGCATCGTGGAGAAACACCACACGCTATAACGTAGAAGATGACACTATCGGCGTGGGCTTTAACTTAGATGACGGTAATGTCATTCGCCTTTCGCTCAATTACGAAAGTGCAAACCATTTGGCTGAAACGCTTATGGAGTGCCTAGTATTGTCCAATCCGAAATATCGTCAGAGATTCCAAGAGTGGATGTGTCATAGCATTCAGGTGTGCCAATGTGACCACCAGCCAAATCATCAGCCGCCTGTTGCGGAGTGATGTAATGGTCAATCGCGTCACCATTTAATAAGACGTGCCAACGGTTATTTGATGTTCGGTATTCGATGATGAACGTACCGATTTTGGTTTTGTAAGCGAATTTGGTTTGTTCATTCATGTGGATCTTCTCTGTTTAATTTGTGATTTGTTTGAAATGACATTTTATCACTGAAAATCCACATGAATGGATAACGATTAAACGCACGCTGGCAGACCGTGTGGTTTCGATAAGTCTGCCGCCTCGTTGGGTTTAAATTTTTGCCGCTTTGTTTTCTCATCCAATTCTTCAAGGCGGTTTTTTTTTTAACTGGTAAATCATGAAAAACATACAAGACGTAATCAATCAGCTTCAATCCAATCATTTACGGATTGAAAACCCCATCATCGACGGAAGAATTCACCGTTGTCTAACTGACATCGACAAAAAGAAAGACCGTGGCTGGTATGTGCTTTATGAATTGCGTTGTGATAATGGCGATATTCTTATCACGGGTTCATGCGGTTACTGGCAGGGCAATGAAAACAACGAGTTAAAAATCGAATTAACAGGTCATGAAGTCAGCAAAGCGGAACAAAAGTTAATCAAACAAAAACAAGCTGAAACCAAAAAACAACAAGACGCTGAAACGAAAGCACGTCATGAAAAGGCTGCCGCTGAATGTGAAGTGATTTGGAACAACGCCAAACCACACGGCGACAACGATTATTTTCAAGCAAAGCAAATTCAAGCACACGGTTTGCGATTCACAGACGAAGGCGCGGCATTAGTTCCCATGTGTGATGTAGCGGGACGGATTCGCAGTCTGCAATACATTTACGATTCACACAGCGATTTCGTTAAACAAAAAAAGCGCAACAAAGATTTTCATTACGGTGGCGGCAAAAAAGGCTTTCACCACCTCATCGGCGGCATACCCACAACAGTCTTGTTGGTAGCAGAAGGCTACGCGACAGCCGCCACTTTGCACGAAGCGACAAATTTACCTGTTGCCGTGTGTTTTGACGCTGGCAACATTGCACCCGTTGTCGAAGCGTTCCGCAAACGTTATTGGAACAAAATCAACATTCTGATTTGTGCCGATAACGACGATTTGGCTAACTGCATGGAATGCAAAGCCGTCATCAACCTGTCAGAACATCAAACTACCTGCCCGTCATGCGGCAAGGCGCATAAACGCACCAATTCAGGCGTGAAATCAGCAAATGACGCGGCATTTTTACACAATGCCGCCGTGATTATTCCCGAATTCCCAAACAAAATTGACCGATTTAATCAATTTTTGAACAACAAAACAAAGTTCAGCGACTTCAATGATTTGTCGATGTTGCACGGCTTACATACCATTCGCACGCAAATTGACATTTTTTTGGAGCAAAAGAAGTGGAAGTTAAAAAATGAACTGCAAGCCTATGACAAACAGGGCGAAATCAAGTTAATTGATACCGCCGAAGAAGGGGTAAATCGTTTTGCATTCATTTACGGCACAGACGATACCTTTGATTTTTACGAAAAAAAAGTCATTCCGTTTAAAACCGTGGGGCATTTGTTCAAGTCCCGCGACATTTACAAAATGTTTAATGACCACCATCAAAAGCGGGTGTTGCGTCCTGAAAATATCGGCTTTGACCCAACGGGATTAGATAAAAAAATCATAGGGAATTTATTTGACGGCTTGGAAACGCAGCCCATTCACGGCAAATGCGAGGCGATTTTAGATTTGCTGATGCACTTATGCGGCGGTATGACAGTAGACGGCGTGAAGGATTACAAGTGGATTTTAAAATGGCTGGCTTACCCACTGCAAAACGTGGGCGCAAAAATGCGAACGGCGTTGATTATTCACGGCTTGCAAGGCATTGGTAAGAATCTGTTTTTTGATTTGATTCTTAAAATGTATGGCAAATACGGGGCAATTATCGGACAGGAACAGCTTGAATCACCGTTTAATTCATGGGCTAGTCACAAACTGTTTTTAGTGGCGAATGAAGTTGCGCCAAGTAATGAAAAATATCACTCCAAAAACAAGCTCAAGGCGTTAATTACCGAAGATTCCCTCATGATTCGCTCGCTTTATGTGAACCCATATAGCGAAAGCAATCACATGAACATCGTTTTTTTATCAAACGATTTAATGCCTGTGGTGATTGAAGATGACGACAGACGGCACATGGTGATTTGGTGTGGTGAAAAACCTGACCTTGATTTTTTCGAGGATGTTTATGCTGAAATTAACAACGGTGGTGTGGAAGCCTTATTGAGTTATTTAACTTACGAGGTGGATTGCACAGGCTTTAATGAACACACCAAACCACTCCTAAATCATGCCAAAAAACAACTGGTCAATTTGTGCTTAGACAATGCGTCACTCTTTTTTCAAGAATGGTCACACGAAGAAATTGAAGGCTTGGAATTCGTACCAATTCCTACTCAAAAACTTTATGAATTGTATCGTGCTTGGTGTAGTTCAAATGGCGTTAAAGCGGCATCGAAAAAGATTTTAATGGCGGTTTTACAGGCTAAAAACAAATGTTATTCAGACCGTGCGCGGGTAATTGCTGATTTTGCAAATAGTCAAAACCCGATTTCTGTGACATTTCACGACACTATGCGAAAAATGCCCGAAGGAATGTCGCAAGGAATTTGGTTAGGTGACTGTCTTAAAAAATGCAATGACGCTATGTCGCGTCTAACTACACGGAATTTATAGGTTTTTAAATGTAAATGTGCCGAATGTGTCAAGTGTCGTAAGTTTGCCTCGCGTATGCGTATGCGCGAATACATAACAACACTCGGCACATTTGACACATTACCTATTATTCATTTGTTTTTAAAAGAAAAAAAGATGAGGTTTTTATGAATTACAAAGATTTGGCTACGGAAATTAAAAGGGCAGCAAAAGCAAAAGGAGTTTTTATTGCTGAATTGGCAAGGCTAACGGATTGCGGTGAAAACTTGGTAACGGATTGGGAAAATGGATTTAAACCTACGCACAACAAAACAGTTAAAGCACTGTTCAAAATTGTAAATCACCTAAAAATAAACACTGATAATTTTGCTGATTTTGAAACTATAGGCGGAAGAATCGAAGCGTTTAGAGTAAAAAAACAACTAACTATTAGCGAACTCGCTGAACTAACAAATCTATCAACGATGTCAATAGGAAATTTTGAGAAAAACAATAGAAAACCAAGCGCAGAATCATTAACCGCTCTTTGCAATGCGCTAAAAGTTATGCCAACTGACATTATGTTTGCCGAAAAGAAAACCACCGCACCAATCCGCAACGGTTTAGTTGATTTGCCAAAAAAACTAAACACAAATCAATCTGACGTTAAAACCATGTCATCAATCGAACTCGTGAAAATCATTAACGACATGAGAGAGGATGGTGTGGCGGAATTACGCCATGACCATTTCATGACAAAAGTAGAAAAAGTGCTTGGAGCAGATGCCCCAAAATTTCGGGGCATCTATTTAGACGCTTACAAACGCGAAAAACCCTGCTACGACCTACCAAAACGTGAAGCGCATTTAATGGTTATGTCCGAAAACTACAAAGTTCAAGCGGCTGTTTATGACCGAATGGTTGAACTTGAAGGAAAAATCGAAAATCAACAAATTCAAAATCAAGAAATTGACCTTCTTTCGCCTGAAGTTTTTGCATACGGAAAAAAATGCAAAGAAATGTTCTCAGGAATTTTAAAACTAAGAGGTTTTGAGTACCAAAATAGAGTTGATAAAGCGATTTTTAACAAATTTGGAATTGAAGCCTACACGCACAAACAGACACAGCTTCGTTTAGTTAAATAAGCATCACAAAACGCTTTGCCCCACTCCCACGGGGCGAGCTTCTAAACAAGGGGGAAGGGGAATGGATATAACACCAGCACTTTTTGAATATGGCGAAACAATGATGAAAGCCTGTCAAAACGGATTTGAACTTAAACGTTTTATTGGGTTTTCGTTAATTGAAACGGCAACAGGTTGTGATTTGTATTTTGAAAACTTGAATGACGTGAATCACTACCTTGATGCGTGTGATTTGAATGAAGTGGAATTGAGAAAGCATTATGGCTTTGTTACGGACAGTGAAATTGATGGTGAATTTGACCAAAAACGCGCTGCAATCGAACAAAAAATAAATCAAGGCGCACGTTTAACTACTACTCTCAAATTGCACAATGACTGAAAAAAACATCGGTACACAACGCGAATTCGCAAAGTTAATGGGCGTAACAGACGTTCAAGCTCACAATTGGGCGCGTGACGGTAAATTAGTTCTCGAAAATGGCAACAAAAAGCGCGTTATTTTCGACCAATCAAAAGCCAAAATCGCCGAAACGGAAGACTTATCAAAAATCAATGTCAAAGCCCGTCATGCGCGTGAACGTGCTGAAAAATTAGGAAATTCTGAACAACCTGAATCACCGCCTACCGCGCAAGTGGAACAAATCGAAGGTAAAGCCTCAAGCGTTTATCAAACATCAAAAGCAAAGCGGGAAAAATTCAATGCAGCATTAGTTGAGATTGAATACAAAAAAGCAATTGGAGAATTGCTCTATGTTAATGACGTGATACTTACACTTTCACGAGTTGCTACCGATTTACGCAGTCAGCTTGAAACCCTGCCCGACCGTTTCGCTACGCAATTTGCCGCTGAATCTGACCCAGCAAAAATCCGCTTGCAAGCCGCTGAAACGATTGAACACTTGCTTGCAGGTTTAGAAAAACATTTCAAAAAACTGTCAGAATCATAGTTTTTTAAACTGGATTCCGCCATGAATGAAATACAAGTAAAGGTTTGCACGAAATGCAAAATTGAAAGACCAATATCAAATTTTGGACTAGATAAACGAATAGAGTTTAAAAGATTATCAAGATGCAAGTCTTGTATGAATGAAGCAAGCAGGATTAGAACAAAAAATAATCCAGATTATAGTAAAAATTATTATGAGAAAAACAAAGACAGTGTATTGAAGAAAGCTAAGTCTTATAGAGAGCTTAATGCAGAAAAAATAACCAAGTATAGAAAAAAACAATGGATTGAAAAAAAAGAAATACTTTCAGAAAAAAACAAAAAATATCGCTTAGAAAACAAAGAAAAAATATCTGAACGAATTAAGGTGTATTGCAAAATTAACGCATTAAAAATATCTGAGCAAAGAAAAAAGTTTTACCATAAAAATATAGAAAAAATACGAGAAAGTTCAAAGGCATACCTTTTAAAAAATCGTGAAAAAAAATTAAAATATAACCGCAGATACTACAAAAAAAGAGTTGCTGAGGATTGTTTGTATTCGTTAAAAATTAGAACTAGATGCTTGGTATCTAGCGCATTACGAAATAAAGGTCATACAAAAAGAGCAACTACTACTCAAATTCTAGGGTGTTCTTACGGAGAACTTAAAGTACACCTTGAAAGTCAATTTTTAGATGGAATGAGCTGGGAAAATAGAAGTGAATGGCATATTGACCACTTCATCCCATTAGCGTCAGCAAAATCAGAATCTGAAATTTTAAAATTAAATCATTACTCAAACCTACGCCCAATGTGGGCAATTGATAACATTCGCAAAGGCGCAAAAATGCCGCATGAACATAATTACAAATGACTGAGCAGCAATATACCAACGCCAACTATGTCATCGGAAATATATTAGCGAAGGCATTTAAACCAAGAATTCATATAACCGTATCTGACTGGAGCGATTTAAATATCGTATTGAGCGCAAAAGGTTCAAGTGAAGCGGGGCAATTTCGCACCTCACGCAATGAATTGTTACGCGAACCAATGAATTGTTTTAGCACGCATTCAAAAGTAAATGATGTTGTTTTGTGCTTTCCAGTGCAATTCGGGAAGACGACGGCGTGCGTGAATATCCTTTCATATTCAATGGTTCAATCACCTTGTCCAATTGGAATTTTCTTGCCAAATAGCGTGGTAACAGACGCTTGGATAGACCAGAAATTCAACCCTATTTTAGAAAATTGCAAAGTCCTAAGTGACTTGATTCTTGAAAATAGCACACGACAAACCAGTAATCGTAGGAATTTTCGTGATTTTCTCGGTGGTGTCTTATTTATCGAGAATGCTAGTAATAGCGTTAGTGCTAAATCCAAAACCGTAAAATTACTGATTGTTGACGAAATAGACGAATTTTCCGCGCAATATACCAGTGGCGATGACCCGCTAGAAATGTTAAAGGAAAGGTCAATTACTTACGGTGTGCAAGCAAAGCGGCTTTACGTTTCAACGCCCACCGTCAAAGGCGTGTCACGGATTGAATATCTTTACAATCAAAGCACCCAAGAACGGTTTCACATTCCCTGCCCGCATTGTGGACACTGGCAGCACTTGGTTTTAGAAGGCTTTAATTACCTCGCCAATGATTTAGAAAATGTCGTGTATCAATGCAAAGAATGCGAAGGCTTTATTTACGAACATCAAAAAACAGAATTATTCCAAAAAGCCCGTTGGATTGCTGAAAATCCAACCGCCAAAATGCGCGGTTTTCATGCCAATGCGTTTTATGCGCCGATTGGCTTAGGGCTAACGTGGTCACAAATCATTACCCGTTACGAAAGCATTAAAGAAAACGGTTCAAGTCCTGAAATGAAAACGTTTTACAACTCGATGTTAGCGTTGGCGTATGAAGACTTATCGATGCAAAAAGTACGTTTATGTGGCTTGCAAGATAGAGCCGATAGTTACGCGCTACGCACTGCACCGCAACAAGTTGGTGTTATTACAGCAGGGGTTGACGTACAACAAAATCGTCTAGCCGTTCAAATTGTTGGCTGGGGGGAACGAATGCGTTGTTATGTGTTGGATTACTTTGAAATTTTTGGCAACCCGTCCAACCCGAAAATTTGGGACGAACTCACGGAAATTTTAAACACCCCAATTGAACGCGCTGATGGCAAGTTACTTGAAATTCAAAGTACGGCAATTGATAGCGGCTTTAAAACCAATGACGTTTATCAATACACTCGTTCAAAAAGAATCCGTCGCGCAATGGCAATCAAAGGCGCAAACACGATTCACGCTGACTGGATTTCAAAACCCAAAACGGTTGACGTGACGTATCGCGGTCAATCTGACAGATTCGGCGCAACCGTGTTTCATGTGGGTGTTCACATCATCAAAGACGATATTTTCTTACGCATTATTGAAGATTCCGACTGTGAACCTGTGGAACGTGCAATGCACTTTTCAGAGGATTTATCACCTGAGTATTTTGGCGGTGTGGTGTCTGAAACCAAGTCACATAAAACAGGGCGTTATGTAAAAATCAAAGGTGCGCCACGAAATGAACCGCTTGATACGTTGGTTTATGCGTTTGCGGCGGCACGGCATCCTGAATTGCGTTTGCATCGTTATAAAAAAGAACGCTGGGCAGAATTAACCCACCCGATAACGATAGAACATCACGTTGATGAAATTGCCGCGCAAATCAACAGCACCAAAAAATCCTTTTATATACCCGACTAATCATGACTGACAACATTATTGAGCAAATCAAAAGCGCGGCAAATCAAGGCGCGTTAAATTTTGGACATTCGCCACAAATCGCCAGCGATTTAGCGGATTACATTGCCCATAAAATCATGAAATCTATCGGCGGCGCACCGTTTTACATTCCAAAAAATGACATTTACCAACGTAATCAGCAAATCAAAGCGGAATTCAACGGTAAAAATAAAGCCGATTTGCTTAAAAAATATGCTGTCAGTAAATCAACACTACACAGAATCTTAAAAAATCAAGGTGAAAAATGAGCATTCATCATTTAGTGGAACGATTAAGCATTAAGCGTGACGTGCCGCCGATTGCCTTTCTTGATGATGACTTCGATACGGAAGCGTATAAAAAATTACAGCGCACGGCGCAATCACAAATCGGACTACAACCCAAACTCAACACCGTGCAACGGGTGAAATGGCGGCGCAAAAAATGGCGAATGCAAAATCCACAAAGCGCGAAACGCTGGCTTGAAAATAACCGTGAAAGAATTCGTACCTATTGGCGCACCTATCGACAATCTGAACGCGGCAAACAAGCCACGAAACGTTGGCGGGAAAATAACCTCGAAAAATACAACGCTTATCAGTTGAAGTGGCTGAATGCTAATCGTGAGGCGCGAAAAGCACGACAACGCCTTCGCAACGCCGAACGTTATCAAAACGACCCACTTTATAAACAAAAAAAACTCGAAAAAAATCGCCGCGCGTATCACAAACACAAAGCGAAACAAATCGAGAAATACGGCATTGAAGGCTACAAAGCGATGCAACACAAAATTTACTTAAAACGAAAGGAAAAATACGCATGATTTTTGATTTATACGACGCGCTTTTAATCACAGTTGGCTTGATTTGCGCCGTGTTTGCGTTCGTTGATTACAAAGTAAAAGGTGAAATCGAATGCAAGCATTGTTTCGCCGAATTTCAAAGCACGGGAAAACGTAAATGTATCGACTGCGGCTATGAAGAAACGATTAGAAAACCCTATTACCCAAAACACCAACGTTAGGAAAATTCACCATGCCATTTAAAATTCAACGCTTACAAGAAAACGCCATCATTCCACAACGCGCTTATCCATCGGATTCAGGAATGGATTTGCATTGCGTTGAAAATTTCACCTTGTTAGTTGGCGAACACGCGCTAATTAAAACAGGCATTGCTGTCGAAATGCCAACAGGTTACGAGTTGCAAATTCGCCCCCGTTCTGGGTTAGCGTTAAAACAAGGCATTACGGTTTTAAATTCACCAGGGACAATTGATGCCAGTTATCGCGGTGAAATTGGCGTGATTTTAAAGAATTTCGACAATGAACCGCATTCATTCAAAGCAGGTGACAAAATCGCGCAAATGGTTATCAGCAAAGTTGAATTAGTCGATTTTGTTGAAGTCGATGCCCTGAATAATTCGGATCGTGGTAAAGGTGGTTTTGGTTCGACGGGGGTAAGTTTATGAGCAATGTTTTTGCCGCAGTCTGTAATGTTTCTCAAGATGCCACCGTTAGATACTTGCCCAGCGGTCAAGCGGTGTTAAATGTCAGCGTCGCTAACAATATCGGATTTGGTGATAAGCAACAAACCGTCTGGATTCGCGTTGCTTTGTGGGGTCGTCGCGCCGAAGGTTCACTTGTTGGCTATCTCAAAAAAGGACAAGCTGTTTTTATTTCGGGTGAATTAAGCACCAACGAATACACCAAAAACGACGGCACAAAAGGGTTTCAACTCGAAGTGAACGCAGATATTTTAGATTTGGTAGGTGGTAAAAAATCCGATAATCAACAAGCAGCTTATGAATCTTATCAACAAGACCCATATCCACCCGCCGCTTATGCACCACCCGTTACGCCATTAACACCGCAACAACAATATGAACGCGACATGGCGGCGTATAACGCGCAAAAGCCACAACCGCCAAAACCTCACATTGACGATGACATCCCTTTTTAAGTTATGGAAATTTATCAACCTAAAGGCTCGATGTGTACTAATTGTGTGCATAAAAACAGCAAATGTTCACATCTTGATTTCTCAAAAATGAAAGTGATTGCCGTTGTTGAGCATGGCGGCGATTTGTTAAAAATTGTGCGATGCACTGAATTTAAGCGTGAAAGCAATGACCACCACCGTTGAATTATTCCAAAGATTAGACATTCCACAGAAAGACAAACTTTGCGACGATTTAATTAACTTCGGCATCGTTCACGAAATGAACCCAACCGCGTGGAATCGCACTTTAAAACAAGCGATAAAAAACTCACGCGGCACACTTAAAAACTGTATAGCTAACGCATCATAAAAAGAGTCTCAAAATCGGGTGAAACAAAAAGTTCATCAAGAGAGTATCTGAATTTGTTACGAATAGATTTAATTTGCGCCCAAGAATGCTCAATGGGATTCAAATCAGGTGAATAAGTGGGCAAAAATTCAGGAATACAACCCGCTGATAAAATACTTTGCAAAATGTCTTTGCGTTTATGAAATGTAGCATTATCCATCACAATCACGCTGTTTTTGGGTACTTTCGGTAATAAGTCTTGTGTCACCCAGGCAAAAAAAGTATTAGCATCGACATTGAGTGCAAATAATGCCACCGTCACCAATAAGCCGTTGAGTAATGCGCCAATGACATTAGTACGACCTTTGGCTCCCCAATTCAATTTACCAAAACAACGTTCACCGATTTTTGAGTATCCATGAGAGCGTGTACTTTCATGAGCAAAACCACTTTCATCAACATAAACAATGGCTCTGCCTTCAGATTTGTATTTCTCAATTTTGAGTTTAAATTCTTTGCGCAACACCTCATCTGCCTTGGGATGTTTTAGTGTTTTTTTTTCGACTAACGCCTAATCGTTTCAAGGCATAACGCATTCCTGAAGCACTTACGCAAAAACGTTCTGCCCGTTCGTAAATGAAATCATCTGGATGTTCTTCTACATCTTTTTTCAAGGCTTCCATATCGATTTTTTGTGCAGGTCTATTTCGCTTGAATACAGGATCTGGATTGCTTTTCCAGCGCGAAACACTTTCCTTTCCAACGCCAAAACGTTTTGCAGTTTCTTCATTTGTCAGACCTTCCTTTTCCTTTACCGAAAGCAGTTTTTTTCTGAATTGTGCTGGATATGCCACATTAACCCCCAAATGAAGGCATTATCTCATCGTATTATGGTGCGTTAGCTATATCATAGTTTTTTAAGTTTTAAGGTTGAAATTTTTCGGGAGAGCGGAGAGCAAGTTGTGTAAATGTTAATTTTGCCATTTTCAAACCTTTTTCCCACTCCAAGCAGGCAACACAATCAACGAACAAATCACGGTAAAAAATAACCCAATTGATAACAATAAGCCCATGCTCGCCATGCCTTGATGATTGGTAAAAGACAAACTTGAAAAGCTGCACAAAGTCGTAATCGAACTGAAAATAATCCCACGCGTTGTACTGCTGTGTAACAAATTTTCGTCTTCACTTTGATTAAAATGCAAACGGTGCATAATCAAAATACTGCTATCAATCCCCATTCCCAATAACAACGGCAATGCAATCACATTAGCAAAATTAAATGGATTATCTAGCAACACATTTGTCGCACCAGTTAATAACGCGGCGAGCATCAAAGGGGCGATAACTAACGCGGTGTGCTTGAAATTGCGGTAAATAATCAAAAGTAATAATGTAATTGCCAAAAATGCGCCACCAAATGCTTGCACAAATGCTTTCACTACCGCATCGCCGCCAGCTTCATTCGCAATTGGCAAACCTGAAACGGTGTTGTCAACACTTTGAACTTGTGCCACAAATTCTTTCAAATTTGCATCGATATTTTGGTCTTTTTCAGGTTGAATTAGCACTTTATAAAATCCATCTTTACTAACCCAACGTGAGCGAATATCCTCCGAAATATCATCAATTCCAAACGCTTTCGCGTTTAAACTTGTTCGCAAACGTTCCAATGTGTAAGGCAAAAGTCCTAGCATATTTTTTTCAATTGCTTTAAAAAATTCAGGTTCATCATTATGCGAGTGCAACAAAATTTCAATATGACTTTGCAATTTTGTGAGAGTTTCAATTTGTGCATTTTGCGTTTTATCCGAAATGACTTGTTTTAATTGTTCATTGAATTTTACCATCGCGTCACGTTGTCCATGATTTTCGGCTAACGAAACGTTGAAATTTTCAAGTTGATTGCCCAACATTAAATTCAAATCGTCAATAATGGCTAATTTTTCATCTTGATTATCAGCAACCAAATTACTCAAGGTAATTGCTTCATGTACGGCAGGTTGCGTTTTCATTTTTGTTGCTAACGCATTTGCCGCTTCCAAATTGTAAACTAAACCTGTTACAGCAAAAGGCGAATCATTTTTCGCTTGCAACAGTTCTTTAATCGTCGAAACCGATTCACTTTTTGGGTCACGCAAATTTATCGGATTCGCATCAAACGT